TTTTATTTAATAATACCTGCTAATTTCTTAAATCTGTCAGAGAAATCTGTGTTCTCAGCAATTACTTGCTTAGATTGTGCTGGCTTAGTAGATTTTGTTACTTTGCTTGCGATTCCTTCAGAAATAGATTTTTTAGTAGATTTGTTTGTAGAGAATTTGAAGTTTTCTGCTAATGTAGAATACACCAATTTAACTTCTCTAACTGAATTTGTTCTATCTAAAGTTTCAATCACTTTAACTTTTTGTTCGTTAGTCATGTTGTGAGCTCTAAATAATTTGTTTGCGAATAACAATTTAGCGTTTAACAAATTAACTTCATTGATTGTTTTTTGTAAAGATTTGATTACTTTGTAAGCTTCATTTAATTCAACTTTCATTTCTTTCTCATCTTCTTCTTTTTCTTCATCAACTTTGTCTTTGTCATCTTTCATGTCAGCTTCCATTTCACGTAAGATTTCTTCTAAGTCAACAACTTTTTCGTCATCTTCTTTGTCATCTTCTTCCGCTTCATTGGTTACAACAACTTTTGGTGTTTCACCTTTGTCAGTACCAGCTTCAGAACCATCAGCTAAATTTTCATTTTTTGCTTCTTCTTCCTCTTCAGCTTCATACATACCTTCTTCAGTTTCATCATCACCTTTGATTGATGCTTCTAATTCACGAATGATTGCTTCTAAGTCCATGTCATCTTCTGATTCTTCATCTTCAGAGTCCATGTCCATTGAATCGTCACCCATTTCAGAATCCATGCTCATGTCATCCATGCCCATTTCATCTTCACCTTCTGCTTTTGCAAATGGATTTTCTTCTTCAGAATCTTCACCTTCTAATTCTGCCAATCTAGCTTTCAATTCTGCAATTTCTGCATCTTTGTCATCTTCTTTGTCAGCAAATGGGTTTTCTTCTTCAGAAATGTCTGCTACTTTCTTATAGTCAGTACCAGCTTGTTCAGGTTTGCCACTATCTTTCTTTACACCAACTGATAAATCAGTCATTGCATCGTAAGAAGGAGTTGCACCTGGAGTCTCAGCGTATCCTGCGTCTACTTTAGACCCGATACCTGTTGAGCTTAATTCTTCGTCAACTTTTTCAGCTTCTTTATCTTCAACTTCTGCTTCTGCTCTCATCTTTTGAGATAAGATAGATTGAAGTCTAGGAGTAAAAGCTTCTTCAAGCGCGATTTTAGCGTTTGCTAAAGCAGTTTCTTTAACGGCTTTGGCATCAGCGATTGCTTCTTTCAATAATTTTGAATTTGCCATCTTGTTTTTTCCTTAAATTTGTTTGTGAAGTTATTCTTGTAGGGAACTCCAATGTAATTATGTTGATTGTTCGGTCACACCTTATAAAGAAGGGTATTCATTAATCAACTCTGTCTTGTAATCTTATAATAAAAAATAAGATATTTGATAATATATATGTAAATTTTTTAGAAAACTAAAGAAAACTACTAAAATAGTTTGTTTTTTCTTATAGTTTCTTCTTTTTGTAACCTCTTTCTTTTAGAAGGTTTGATAAAGTTCTTCCTTTCTCTAAGTTCTTCTATTTGTTTTGTGGACTGAACTTTTCTTTTGTAGTCCTTTATTGCCCACTCTATATTTCCGCCCCTAACACTTACTACTAACATTCTTCTATTGTAAATTTTCTAACTCATTAAGTGTTTCTAAACAATCATTTGCTTCTGCTATGGATTTTACTAACTTATCCATTTCTTCAATGATTTGTGGATGTTCACCAATGCCAACAGAGTTTTTCATATAAACTTCTAATGTTGCAAGTGCTTCCAAACGTTGTGCTGTATATTTTGCTCTAAGAGCATCTATTTTTAAACTCATAATAAATTATGTTAATTGCTCCATTTTTGATTTCTTATTTTCTTTTTGAATTTATATGTCAAACCCTGTTCTTCTGCTTCATCTTGAAAAGCTTTTTGTAACAATTTAGTTAATTCTATATTTAATTCTTCTAAATTTATTTCTTTATCACTTTTAAATTTATTTAATTCTGATTTTACTTCCGGCCATCCCATCAATGCATAAACCAATGCATCGCCGGGACCCTTTTCTTGTACATAATCATCTATTTTTCCAATAAGAGATTTACTATTTCTTAAACCTTTTAGAATTTGCTTTAAAGCTTTACTAATAGGAACACTATGTCCTGAATAATATGCATCAACTTTATCTGCTAAATTACTAAAGAACATTTGGAAAAATGCAAATAATGCAATTCCACCTAAAATAAAGACCAATGATGATTCGTTTATTTTCTCTTTGGTTTCCATTTATTTGGAAGTTTTGGATTTTTGTTCTTTTAATCCTAATCTTTCGGCCATTTGTTGTTCTGTAATATCTGCTATTTCAAAATATCTACTTAACACATTTCCCATATCTTCGTATAATGCTTCTAATCTTTGTTCTTGTGCAGTTGCTTCTTGTGCTTCTTTTTCAAATGCAGCTTGGAACTTTTTTAATTCAGTCATATTTCTTTTAATAGTAACTCTATCAAACCAATCACCACCTTCTCTTAATGTATATTCTTGTGCTGCATCTGCAATACCACCTAATGATTCTGCAACTTGTCTAATGTCCGATTTTCTACTCATACCTTCTCTATGTTGGTTGTATGTAGATATAATTTCTAAAAAATGTCTTTTTAGTTCTGTTGGAAGTTGTTGAAACTCTTCGGTTTCTTTTAATATATCTTTTAACTTTATCATATCTTATTTATTTAAAATATCCGATTTTTTTATTTTTTGTACATATCTCATTAATTCCATTTTATCCATTCCTAATGCATCAATGATAGTGGCTAATACTAACACTTCTTTTTTTCTATTCAAATTATAACTTTTCAATTGTGATACCACTTTATCCAAAAACCTTTTAACATTTGTTGGTAAACTTGTATCAAAATTTTCCAATTCTTCTTTTACTATTCTTCCTGGTACTAAATTTATTAACTTTGCCATATTAGTTTAATTCTATTATAATTTCTCTCATTAAATCTTGTGACTTACACCACTTACCACATTCTTCTGCTATCTTTGCCCATTGTTTTGACTCCTGTAAAGGTGCCATAAATGCTCCGTGTGTTGATGGGTTAGATACAAAATCCCAACCTACTAATTCAAAATCTTCTGCTACCATTACAGTACCATCTCTCAATTCTTTAACTGAACCCAATCCTCTAGATGAAATACCTAAACGGATATTGTTCTTTAATAATTCTTTTAAGATATTTCCTGATGGTGTTGAAAGTATTTCTACTACTCCACATACATCATCACCTTCCCAATAGATTTCTCTAATGTTATGTGATACATTCTTTAAATTAATAACAGGAGATTCAGGATGGTCTAATTCACCCAAAGCTCTTCTTTCTTTAATAAGTTGTTGATATTTTTGACACTCTCTTTCTAAGATTTCTTTAGGATATCTTCTATTATTTTGATTGGGAGCACCTGCTCTTTGCAAAATGCCCTTAACTAAATAAGTTCCATTTTCTTCTTGTTGAAGTTTTGCCTCAAACAAATGTGTTTCTATCAATAATCCTTTACTCATTAGTCTTTTTTTCTTAATGCTGCTAAATCACTTCCTTCAATTTCACCATCACCATCTACATCAATTTTCTTTTGACCTGCTGATAATTCTGCTTCATTGTATCCTGTTAATTTACCTTCGGATTTTGCTTTGCTAGCTTTATCTACTGCAGTAAAGAATTTAACTTTTTCTGCATCGGACATATCAGGAATAGACTTACCTGTTCTATCTAACATGTGTTTAAATAATTGTTGGTAGTCACTTTCTTCTTTAACTACTTGACGGATAAGTTCTTTTAATTCTGTATGTTTCATTATTCTGATATTTGTCTGATTTTTTGGTCTAATTTTAATAATCTCTCTTGTATACTATAAATATGACTATTTGTCCTTTTCCAATAAGATTTGTTACTAACACCACTTTCATTTTTAATCTTACCATACCAATTAAGAAATCTTTCCATTTCTCTTAATTGTTTATTGATGTTAGATATACCTCTACCAATTTTAGATTGTGCGGTTGATTCCTCTTGTTTCAATGCTAACCATCTATTTTCATTAACTGGAGTATATCCTGTTAAGTCTGCTTGTTTTTTAGCTTTTTTCTTTTCACTATCTTTACCACTAAATGCATATGGAGTATTATATCCTTCTACACCACCGGTTGTATTCATTTCATCAATCATTCTTTCTCTCACCATCTTACGAACAATTTCTCTTATTTTATTAAGTTGTTCTGTTTTTAATGTTTCCGACATTTGATTATCCGTTTAATTTTAAGCTAATAAATATGCGTTTCCAGAAGTTACTGTAATACTTCTAACATAACAAGGAACTGGCTCTCCTATTGCCAAATGTTCTAATTTCATAGTGGAGTGATTATTAGTTTGTGCAATTGTACCACTTAGGTTATTGTCAACAACACCTTCTAATGTTATTGAACCTGAACAAACTGCCGAACCTCTCATTACACCCCATGCTCTTTCTAAAGAACCTGATTGTCCAGCTGTATATTCTTTTGCGTTAAATATTCTATAATTTACCATTTTTTATTTTTTAATTGATTCTTTTAATTCTTTTAATAATTCATATGTCATCATCATTGCTGATAAATGTTGTTCTTTAATCTTTTTAACAGATTTAATTTTTCTAATATTTGTAATCGTTTCTGCTAATTTTATTTTTGTAACTTTGTCAGAAATTTTAGAACCAACTTCTTTTAATCCTTCTACTAATTTGGTTATCTCATTTGAAACATATTCGTTTAATTTACCAGTATTATTGATATTATTAATATATTCTCTTAATAAACCTTTTTGGTCGTTGGTAAGATTACTATATTTGTTATTAAACGATTCAACTAATAATTTATAAGAAACTGCTCTTAAATCATCATCTTGTTTTCTATATTCTTCTAAAACTGCGTCTTTAATTTTTACATCTTTATTTTGGATAGAAGAATTGATAATATTTTCTGCAATTGTAAATCTAGAACTAACTATATCGGTTGGGTCATATTCTTCATTATTAATAACAGTTTCGAATATTTTATAAATAGATGCTAATGTTTTATAATTAGAAATTGGAGATTTAATAAACTCATCTAAATTATAAGTTTCTTTAATTTCTTTAATAAGATTGTATTTCTCTTTTGTAAGTTTTTTCTCATCTATTTTTTTACGAGCTTCTAATATCGTATTGATGAATTGTTCAGCCTTTGATTCTGAATTATATTTTTCATTAATAAGATATTGATATAATTTCAATTCTTTTGACAATTCTTGTTTAGAATTAAAGTGTTCTTTCAAAAGTTTTTCAGCCACCGATTTACTAGATGACATAACCTCTGAGGTAATTTGTCTTACTAATAATTCAAATAAGAATCCCGTATTTTTAAACTTTGAATGTTTTATTTTTTTCATTAAATTATACAATTATTCTGATATAAATATATTTTATTATTGGTTTATTACTATTTTATGTTATCTTCTGTTAAAATAGTCTTTTTATTTCCGTCCATATCTTTAAATATCTCTAAATATGAATCTCTTGCCTTATATTTTACAGACCCTTCTTTTTGTTTGAGAGTTTTAATACCCAATGGGTCTCTACCTTGTGGATGGTCATCTTTACCATATCTAACAGGGTCTTTTGGTCGGCCACCTTTATCATCTTCTTCTAATTCCGATTTAAGTCTATTCAATTCTTCTTCTACATTAGTTGGTTCATCGGTACCTGTTTCTTTTGCAGGGTCAACACCTTGTGTCTCAATTGATGTTAAACGGAATGTTTGTTTGGTATCATCTAATACCTGTAATGTCATTGTATCTTGTTCATCTTTTGCAAGTTTCATTACCGCTTCATACATCCACTCTTTAGAGAACATTTTAGTTTGTTGCATTTGTGTAATCAATGCTACTTTAGAAGTATATAATTCAACTTGTTCTTGTTCGTATATTTTAGATGGTATTGTAAGTTCTAATGAGAAGTCTGTTAATTTATCATCGGTAATACCTTGTGCATATAAGTGAATAATTGCTATTTTAGTCAATTCTGAAATTAATACTCTTTGTACTCTTTCAATTGTTTTTGCAAATCTAACATCTTGAGCTGCGAGGGTTGCTTTACCATTCACATCTTCTTCATATCCTAAGAATGCTTTTGGAATTTTCAATGCTGCCATTAACTTACCTTTTAAGTAGTTAATATCATCAATCATATTATATTCTAAACCTTTTAGGGTATCGATTGAAGTACCATTATCATTACCTCTTACTGGCATATAATAATCTTCAACAAGATTTTGCATATTGTATTTCAAATTGTAATCTCCCGTTCTTTCGTCTACAAATGGAACTTTTTTAGAACCATTGATAATCTTTTGCATGTAGTTATCCACTTCGTTTGGTGGAATATTACCTACATCAATTTTAAAGATTCTTTTTTCAGGAGCTCTCATTACTCTATGAATTAACATAGCATCTTCCATTAACATCAATTGTTTCCAAACTCTTCTACCACCTTCAATCATTGATTTTCCATAAGGTAAAAAGTTTGAATCTGAATTTAATCTAAAGTGTGCTATTTCATAGTTTTCAAATTCTTTCTTTGGAGTTTGACCATAACCACCCGATGGGTTTTGGTATGGTGCGTATATAAATTTAACTCTTTGTGGATTTTCTGGGTCAAAGTTTTCAACTCTACTAACTTCGTATGTTGATAATGGCATTACATTTACAATACCCAATTTATCTGCTATTTCCAATTGTAGGAAAAAATCACCATATTTAACTAAGTTTCTAGTCCATGGCCATAAATTAAATTCTACATTTAATATATCGTAAAATAAATTTTCTAATATTTGTTTAATTTGGTCATCTTCATGATGTATCTTTAATACATTACCCATTTCATTTCTAGCCGTACACTCATCCGAATAAACATCTAATGCGGATGACAAAATCGGGTCCATATCCATAGAATCGTAATCTCTAAACAAATCAATTCTAACTTGTTGATATGCCATTGAAGATTGAGTTGCTCCTGCACCATAGTTTGACACTTTCATTTTCATAAAGCGGTCAACTAAGTTTGTAGTCATATTTTGATACTCATCCGTATCTATAACTTTTACACCATCGGCCGTTTTACGGACAATAGTATTTGTTGAAAATAATTTCTGTAACCTACTAAATATTGTTTTATCTGCCATTTTATATAATTCTATTTTTCTAAATATACGAAAAATATTTGGTATTTCCAAATATTACCATTTTCTACAACTCCAATAATTTGCTTTATGTCTTGGGCCTGGATTATCACAATTCATTCTTGCTCTAAATGATTTTCTAGCCGCTGGGTTTGATTTTCTAATTTTCATTCCTTTTTGGCCGAAGTTTACCTTAACAACATTACCTGCAGGATTTTTTACATACACTTTGAATTTCTTAACATCACCTTGCATTGGTTTACCCAACTTAACTTCTCTACCCTGATATTCTGCTTCATAAACACAATTACAATTTGCTTCAGCTAAAGTATTCTTATATGCTTTTAAAAATTCAATGAAATCTTCAATTTCTTCCGGCTCTACATCCAATTCATCGTAATCGGTATCAACCTCTTCACTTATTGGAACACAATTTGGCACCATCTTACCATTTTTCATCTTACCACCAACTTGCTTATATCCATCCCAACAAGATTCGTTTAATATACCTTCACCAAACATACCTACGAAATCACCTTGATATTTATTACCAGGTCTACCTGACATTGCAGTTGCGAAATCTTTTCTAACTTTTTCTTTTCCTTTAGCTATAAAGTTAAAAAGGTTTTTAGCATTCAAATTAAAATCATCTATAAATTTTTGTACTATACTATCACGCGTACCCGTCAATTTAGCAATTTCTTTTGCTTCTCTACCCGTTACTTCGTTTACTACATTTTCGCTGCAGGTTTTCCAACTACCACCTTTTGATTTATAATTTTTTGCTGCCCATCCGTTTGCATATGCAGATGGATAAACATCAAACTTAGATTTTGCAGCTGATTTACTTGCCGACCATTTACCTGGGTCTGTTGGGCAATTCTTTTCTAAAAATAAATTTAGTCTTTCTTCTATATTCATAGTTTCATTTTTTGGTTTTGTTGAAACATATATTGGTTTCTTACCTTGTCCACTACTATCCTTACCACCTCTCCCTGCATCGTTTTGTGCATCTCTTTTTCTTTGAGTGGCACTTTCTTTTTCTTTTTTACTCATTCCGGCTGCTTTTGCTGCAGGAACACATTTTGCATAACCCCTTTTTTCTCCCGAAGTTCCACATGGTGGGTGCTTACCATCAACCTTTTTGCCAATGTTTACCCATTTTTCTTTAAACCACTTATCTAAATCTTCGTTCATTTTACAATAGTTTCACTATATAAATATAAAAAAATTACTTAAGTAACCAAGTTAAGTTTTCAACTTGTCCTTTACCTAAATCCATTTCATATGGGTTTTGTTTTAGGTGGCCTGTTGATACAAATCCTGTATATTGACTTACTTGCGTTGAGTTCAACATTGTCTTTGTCAAATCAATTCCTTCTTGTTTCAAACGAAGTGCTGTATTACGAACCCAAAGTCCAATTGCCAATGCCATTGTTAAGTCATCATTATATCCTTTCATTGCTTCGGCTCTACCACCACTCCAAATAAATGTAAATAATTCATCTATAAGTCTTTGAGAACGAATTAGGATATCTTTACCATTTATGTATGTATCTAATGTAGAAATTATAAGTGGCCTTGTTTTTATCGTTGTTCCAAATCCTGCAACCAATTTCTTTTCGTCTCTATAAAACTTATTAGACATTTGTTTTTCAACATCAATATATTTTAGGTCATTACTCATATAGAATAGGTTACCATATCCTCTATCAATCACCTGTTGGATAGTTGCCCATCCTACATTTGAGTTTTCTATAATTAATAGTGCGTTATTCCATTCTGTGGATACTGCTACTAAAAAGTTTCCAAAATCTTTTGTTTCTATTTTACCTCTATATTCTGCAACTTGTGATGAATCTTCAATATCAATTACTTGGAATGTAGAATAATCCGAACCATCACCTCTCGCGACATCGGCAACTACCATATATGCTCTATTGTAATTAGGATGTTCCCATTTCCAATAATTACCATCAAACCCACTTTTTTCAATCGGGTCCATAACATATGTGTCTTTATACCATGTTAATAATGCTGGGTCGATTACAGTATCTCCTGAACCTACGAAATCACAATCACACTCTTGTGCTGCACCTTTTACTCCCAATATACGAGTTTGTTCATCTCTCCATGATTGATTTCTTTCAGGATGAACAGTCCAATGTAAATTTATATTATTAAATCCGTTTGCACCACTCTCACCATCGACCCACATTTTATGGAACCAGTTACCCACACCATTCGGAGTAGATAATACAATTGCAGAACCACCCGTTGATAATGTAGATTGTGCCGATAACCAAATTTCATCAATATCTCTAATGAATGCAGCTTCATCCACAACTAACAATGACAATGCTTCCGAACGACCCGCGTCTGGAGAACTTGCGATTGCTTTTACTTGTGAACCATTTTTTAATTTAAGGGAAAGTTTATTATCTTCTACTGAACTATTACCACCATCTCTTAGCCATACAGGAAGTAAGTCGTGCATTACTCTTACCTTTTCAACTAAGTTTTTTGCTACAGTTACTTTTGTTGCAATAACCAATGCGTTAAAGTCTTGGTTAAATAACATTTTCCAAAGAATAAATCCTGCTGATAATGTTGATAAACCCAACTGACGGGATTTAAGAATGATATTTAATCTATTTTCTTTAAAATCCGTTAAACACTCCTCCTGGAAAGGATAAAGGTGAAAGGGTATTTTTCCTCTCACCGGGTGCTGAATAACACAATACTTCTTCATAAAGTAAATGGGGTCTAATGCACATTTACGATATTCTTCGGCTATTATTTCTTTTAATGATTTCTTAGGTTGCCCTTGAACTCCCATTATTTTTTGAATTTAATCTTCCAATATACACCACCACCAATGTAAGGTGACAATGCTCCACTTGTACCATCGGTTGTTCTATTTGCTGCACCAATACCTAAATGGAATATCTTATCTTGCTTTGTATTAATTAAAACACCCAATCCTAAATGAGATACAACATCCGCTTTATTGAATCCACCTTCCAAACCATAAAATACTTTGGTCTTTGGTAATTCTTTTACAATTGTTGTTTCTTTAATAGTTCTTTGTTTAACACTTGCGTTAAAAGTTCTACCAAATATTTTGTTTTGAGTAATAGTATCAATTAAAGATACAATTCCTAAACTATCTGGTAAATTTAATGTATCTTTGTAAATGTTCTTTGCAAAGAAATCTTTTAGTAATACTGCGGTGTCAACGATTGTAGGAATAATTACTTCCTTCTCTACAATTGTTTCATGGTAAATATCTTCACCTTTTTTAGTTACCACTTTTGTCTTAACCACTTCAACTGTATCAATTTCATGTTTAATAAGTTCATACTTTTTACCATCAACTTTTACAATTTCGCCAGTTCCTTTTTTGCTTCCACCACATTGTTGGAAAACTACCACTACAATTAATAATGCGATTGCAATGTTTTTTAAATTTAATAAATTTTTCATATTTTATTTTTTAATTAATTCTGGATGATTTAATTCAACCAATTTTTCTTCTAATAATCGTTTTCTTTCTATTAATAATTCAATGGCCTCAAATGCTCCATCGATGTCTTTTTTCAAATCTGTTTTTACTTTTTCAATATCCACTTCCCATGTCCAAGTTTCAGTTCTACCATCTTCGGTGATAATTTCCATTTGTTTTTTTATACCACCCAATGCTTCTTCATATCTATCCTTTAATTCTCTAACATAAGCAAGTTTATTTCTTGTTATCTTATAATCTTCATAGAACGGATATGTCCCATCTTCTTTTAAACCATGTTCAAACTTTGCAAGACAAACAATACACATTCCTGTTTTACGAATTAGTTTTTTGTCTGCATTACTATATGATTCCGTTTTACAATCTTCCGATGAACATATACTCAACTTTTGTAAAAATTGTCTTACATCGTCCATTTGAGTGACCGCAACTTTAAATCCTTCTTTTTGTTCCCATTCTTTTCCTTCTTTGTCAGTCCATCTTTCACCAACCTCTCTCTTTTCTTCAACTTCACCTTCATAACCAAAATGAGTTTGATTATTATCCGTTCTTCCAAAAACCGTGTCTATGATGAGTTTGCGAGATTTGTGCATCCCTTTTGATTTCTCATCAAAACTTTTTCTTTTTGCCATACTAATCTTCCTTTTTGTAACTGTTTATTATTATAATATATATCAAATTAAGAGTAAAAAATGCCAAGTATTTGATTTAATGGTGCAAAAGTACCTGTAAGCTTATATGTTTTACCATTATAAACAAATACCAATCCTTCATTTGCTACTATCTTTTCAATACCACCCAATTTATTTAATCTTTCTAATTCTGATTTTAATTTTTGTATTTGTGCAGGATTACCACCACTTCTAACTTGTGATGCAACCGATACAAATTTTTGTTTCATTGACCTAATTGCTTTTTCAGGGTGAACGGTTAATACACTACCAACAAATTCTAAAACATCTGCACCCACTCCTAAAAATATTTCTTCAAATGGTTTTATATTGTCTTTTTGTTGTTTTATAACATTTACTTTATCATGGTCTATGGCCCACTTTTGTAATTCTGGATTTGATATTGTATTTAATCTAAATCCTTTATCACCAAATGCCCATCTTCTAATCAATGCTTCTTTTGTAAGTTTATCTACTTTAATAGGTGCGTTTGTTGTAATCCACCAATCCCACCAACTTTGATGATAGTCTGCAACATTATCCGAATCACTCAATCCAAATTCCGATTGTAGTTTTTTAAGTCTTGATAAATACTTACCTTGCTTTGAACTTAAATCATCTGACTTTGGTATTGATGTTATTGGAGGGCCTTGAATTGTATATTTTGATTGAACATCTGCGTTTACTTGTTTAATCATTCCTGCCAAAGTTCCTGCTGCTCCACCATCTGCTCCAATTGCCACACCCTTTTCATCATAACAAGTTGTATTATGAAAAACTAAAAGAGCTTGACCATAAGGAATAACATTAACCGAATCCGGCCATATTACTTCCAAATTCATAAAACATTTTCCTTCATTAAATATTTTCTTTTTTTGTGCATTAGATAATCCATTTATTGCTGCAGATAAATCTTTCATTGCAAAATTGTATGCGTCGGTTAAACCACCTCTACCGCCAAACTTTGATGCAACATCTTCTATTCCCATTGCATTTGCCCCTGCGTTTGCTAAATTACCTTTATTTCTAGCTGCAATCAATCTACCATTTTTCCAACTGATTGCCAATGCTTGTCCGTCAGTTTTTTCTCTAACTACTCCTAAGTCACCATTAAGTGCTTTTGAAATAATATCTTTTAAATCACCAAAAGTTAAATCCATATCATCAAATGGATGTGACATGTGCCCATATGCTCCACCTTCTAATAACAATGATTCATTCAAATCTGGTTTAATATTTAACTCTTTTTCCATTTGAGTTATTTCATCATATCCCATATTACGAAGTGCTTTTGCAACTGCGGTTGGATTGGTTTTATTAGGATTACCAAAAAGGTATGCGTTGATTCTTTTTCTGAATGTTGAATCTCTATATAGTTTTATCATATTCATAAAATGGACATCCGTAGATTTCATTTCATCTATTTCATCTTTTTTAAATATGTTTTGTCCTTTGTCACCCAATCTAAATGTTGCTGCTTTCTTACCATTTATTGTTGGCATTCCGTAGTCATCCTTTCCAATATCTTTTACAACAACTTTTTTATTTTTGAATTTTCCCATCAATACGGTATCACCTTTATCAACATCTATATTGATACTTTCGTTATAAATTTGTTTATTTATTTTACCATAGTTTCTCATTAAGATACCGGCTACTGCATGTGCTTGGTTTTCAATTGGAGAACCTGTTGCACCATCTTTGATTTCATCTTTTACCAAACCCAACTCATCTTGTTTTCTATGAACCATCTCATGTGCAAGAGTTCTAAGTATGTCTGCAGTTAATCTACCTTCTATCGCCACATATATTTCTTTAGACATAGGATTATACCCACCTAAACTGGTTTTTGCTTCAGAATATTCTCTACCTGTTAGTAAAGTAATTTTTGGTCTTTCACTTAACTTTAATTTTTTAGTTGCATACTCTACAAAATGATTTATTGAGTTTTCTTTTGATTCAGAAATACCTTCATTAAAATATTGTGTTATGAATTCGTTTACATCATTTTCAATTGTACCTATAATTTCGTTTTTAGAACCTGTTGGTGCACCATTGATATATCCATCCGGTAAAACTAACCCAACACCTATTCCACCTGGCATTCCCTCTTCATTTAATTTTGAAGTAATCATTTTAAAAACTTCTCTATCAAATGATGGATATGCTTTTAAGAAAAACTTTTTAGCTACTTCTTTATTTGAACTTCCTAGTTTTTTTCTAACATCGGTTCCACTTATTGGATTTTCTTCCGAAGGTACTGTGTAGTAATAACCAACCTCATCATAACCATATCCAGCTTTACCTTTGTATGGTTTAAAATATCCACTCTTTAACCTACTGGCATCCTTTTCTCCGACTGCTGCAATGTATTGAGTAGTCTTACCATCGTATTTAGAAAGTATCTCTACGGGTCTGTAAGGGTTGTTTACTTTGACAAATTTAGATGCTGGTATACCAAACATCTTAGTTGCAATTTCTTTTTTCTCTTTAAATGTAAAAGGTGATTTGTCCGAACTTGTATCGTTAGACGTTCCAATATATACATTTGCTTTTCCAAATTCTGATACTAAATTTTGGTATGCTGCGTAATGTCCTTTATGAAATGGTTGAAAACGACCACCATAAATGATTATTGATTGTGTAACTTTTGGTTTATCTGCTTCTAATAATGAATTCATAACTATAAATATTCTAAATTATTAGAAATTCTTATAAACGAATGGGTCTCTTTTTTTTAATTCTTCTAATTTCTTTTGGATTCGTTTTTTCATCTTGTAGTTTTCATACCACTTTTTTAACAATTTGATTGGATTTTTCATAATAATTGATTTTGTTTATTGAATATTTTTTCCGCTTCTTCTGTTTCTCCAACTATTCTTAAATAATGAACATAATCTAATGGCATAGATTTTTTTCCATATTCTAGTAATTTTTGTTTATTATGTAATATAATCGGTATAACTTGTTCTACTATTTTTTTTAATTCTTCTAATGAATAACTATTTAATCTTTTTATTTCTTTTTGAATCATTTCCATTCTTAAATTACCATCTTCAATTGCATCATATGCTTCATTTATAAACGGATGAAATGTTTTAAAACCAAATTCTTTTTTAATAAATTTTAAAGAATTTTGTGGGCCGATTAAAATAAATGGGTGGCCATGTGCTATTGGTTTCCAAATTTTTTCACTCAAGTATCCACTTTCTTCATAAAAAAATGTTTCAGATAATATTGATATCAATGATTTTTCATATATTTCTTTTGTTTCAAATCCATATCCCCAGATACTTTCTATATCATAGTAATCAACAATTCTAGGAGATGTGTGTACAATATAATGATAAAAATCATTCCATTCTTCTATGGATAACTTTTTTCTTATCATATCTAATCCATCATGTGTAAATAATTTACTATCATAACTTATTAACACATCATCCAACATATTTTCTTTCCATAAAAAATACAATAAATCTATTCTATGAATTCTTAATCTTCTATTTAAATTTAAAAATTTATGAGTTTTTTTGGATAAATCTTTACATTCATCATTTGTTAAAAAACTATAATTTGTTTTTCTATCATCCGTATTCCAAAAATGAAATTCGGTTTGATGTGTTTTTTTGAAATACTCTTCTGATTTAGAATTTAATGACCAACAATAGTGAATTAATGTTGGCATATATTCACCAAAAATTGGTTTCATTAATTTTTCTAAATTAAAATCATTATGTAATATTATTATTTTTTCTTTTGGAATATTTAAATTTAAAAGACATTCATATAATCTGTCAACTTTTAATGTAGATAAACCACCATCTATTGCAAAATTAATAATCAATTTACCATTATAATTTTTTAATTCATTTAAAGTATGTGATGGAATAAATTCACTAAAAGGTTGTGGGTTTGAATTTGATAAACCTAAAAAATTATTAAAATCACCATACGCTTCTATTAAATAATACCAATCATAATCTTTTCCTCTTTCTCTATCTTTAATAATATCATATGTAGATTTTTTATCTATTGCAAAATATCCAGGGTCACCTGATTCATCGTTTAAATGAACCATAAATCTACCGTTATGAATATACCATTCTTTATTTAATTTTTCTTTAAAATATGTTTGAGAATTATCATAATAATAATCACAATCTTTTGCAAATTGTAAATCTTTCGGGTCCAGACAATTTGGAACTTCACAATAAGGAAACAAAATATCGTATCCTAAAATTAATTTTTTTAATTTATTATCCATTTAATTTTATTTCTAAAACATAAAATCTAGAATCTCTAATCCAACCATATCGGTTACATGCAATCAATTTACAATTATAATCATTTCCGGCTAAATCAATTATTTCTTCTGGTTTTATTCCACCCATATTTCCAATTAATACAATTACTCCATCTTTTTTTAAATAATTTTTAGCATATTTAAAAAAATGTTTATGAAATTCTAAATCTAAATCTAAACAAATTAGTTCCTCTTCTCTATTAACATATCCACCATTTCTGGGTGATGAATAGTGTGGTGCATTCATAATTATTGTATCAAAATTATTATGAATGTAAAAAGATTTAAATCCGTCCGATTGAATAAATTTAGTATTTGTTAAATTATTTTCTTCAATTGTTTTTTTAATATATGAATCATGTGCATCGTTTATATCGGATAAAATTAAATAATCCGCATATCCTTCAAAGTTTAAATAAAATCCCATAAAGCCTGGACCTGAACACATTTCTAATATGTTTCCTTTTTTTATGACTGATTTTACTTTTTCGTCTTTTAGTGCGTTAACACCAAAAGAACTTCCACCACCATCATATATTTCATCATAAATGACTTTACCTTTTTTTAAAATAAATTGTTTCATTAACTATAATATAATTCAGGATATTCTACTAATACATGTATACCACCCTCTTTGGTTGCATATTTGTATGCCAATTCAATATCGTTGGGAGTTTTTAAATCGTGAAATTCTATATTTTTACAAATAGATTTAAATTCTTCAAAATAATTTCCTTTATGTTGATGACCGGGGTCTAATGGTTTATCAGAACCCTTACCTAATCTAATAATTATATTAACTTTTTTTTCCGTCATTAATTGAAACTTATCTAAATGATTTACTAACTGATTTGTTGCGGATACTATAAAATCCCAACGAGGATAGAATGTTACAACTGTTTTTCCAGTGATAGCCATTCCCAAACTCATTCCTAATTGTGTTTCTTCCATAACAGGAACTTCAATCATTTTTTCCTTTGGCACCTCTGTCAAAGTTGTACTCATTGGGTTACCGGCATAAACTATTTGTTGTCCTATAAAAATCGTATCTTCTAATTTAGCTAACTCCGTCATTGCATTTGTTAATGCATCTTTATATGGAGAATATTCTGGGTTGTTCATTTTCTAAATGTTTTATTATTTCTTGTGCTATAAAATCATGCCCTTGTTGACTAAAGTGGGTATCTGGTGCTACTGCATCTTTTGGCATACCCAATTTACCATAAATGGTATAATCTTTTATTTTATTATAATCATTTCTTTTAGTTGCCATACCAATTTCTGTTATGTATTGAAAATTAAAATTACCATTTAATCTTATTGTTCTACTTCTTATTATTTCTGATGCTAATTTATTAGAATCGTTTGGTGGCATTGCATCTTTTATTACTGGTATTTTGTTTTTGCTAAACCTTGGAGCTAGTTTTCCCCAATTTTTATTTACACCACTTATATATAAGTCAATTTCATTTTGTGTCACATCGGGCCAAATCCAATGTACAAATCTAATAGGTATATTTTCTTTTTCTAAATCTAAAACTAAATTTTCCAACATTTCTATTTGATAATCAATTAAAGAATCGTATCTAACAAATTGTGTGGTTTGAAATACTACTAATTCGGTTTTTCTACCATTAAAAGTATTTTCTGAAATTCTGTTTTTAACAAAATTAATACTTTGTATTATATCTCCACCATTAGTAGCAGCTACCAATGCATTCTTTTTAAAATATTTTGCAACTTGGTTTGCAAATCTATTTTCTACTATATATTCATAACATTCTTCACAAACCTTATTTCCGTAGAAAAATCCATCTCTCGGATGGTTATCGTTTGGAAAATTTGCTTCATACCATAAACTTTGTCCCCAAGTATAAGAACAGCCTGCAAAGATTATATCTTTCACTATGGTTTTGAATTTGGATTATATAAATGTTTATTTGCTTTATACCATTCTAAAGTTTCTTTAAGAGCTTCTTTTAAATCTCTTTTTGGTTTCCAACCAATTTTATTTACTTTTTCAGATGATAACAAACGAACTGGAATCATAGGTGCTTTATTATTCACATATTCAACTGGGTTTGTATTATTATCCATTTCTTTTAACCAATTTAAAACCTCATTAACACTATAACCACTACCATAACATACATTGTATATACCATATTCATTAGTTGATTCTGCAACCCACAATATTCCTTCTGCCATATCTTCAACATGTAATAAATCTCTTACTTCCGTACCATCACCCCATACTGGTATTGGATTTAAACCATCTGCTACTTTACGAATGTTTGCAGGAGTAACGTGACATTTTTCAAAATCAAATTTATCATTAGGGCCGAAGGCATTTGAAGGTCTGATGATTACACATTGCATTGGATTATGGATTTGATTTGAAAAGAAATCACATAACATTTCACCATATCTTTTCATACCACCTACTGCTTTGTAAACAGGTAATAGTGGAGTTGCATGTACATTGGTATCTTCGGTACAAAACTCACTTCCCATATCAGGGTAAGTTGTATTTGATGAAATAAATACAAATTTTTTCACGCTATTTCTCCAGGCCTGCTCCATTAAATTAACATTCATTTCAATGTTTGGAGTAACATGTAATAGGGGATTGAATTTTGTATCCAATGCGTTTGATGTATTTGCTGCTAAATGAAATATAACATCTACATCTTTTGTTACCATTTCACAAAATTCAGCATCTCTTAAATCTCCCTTAAAATGTTCTATATTATTTATATTCTTTATAGAAGAAGGTAAATCTCTACCAAAAGATGTGGTTCTAATATTCCAATATCCTTTTTCATTTAATGTTTTTACTAACTGTGAACCTATAAATCCACTTGCGCCTGTAACCAGGACTTTTTTGCTTTTTGCCATATGTGATAATTTGTGTATGAATGCACAGATAGCTAACCTCTTTCCTTTTTTTATAGGTGTAACTTCATGTGATACCGAATGTTTTGTATAATCAATTATAACCACTTGTCCAAATTCTGGAACAACTTCAGTAATTTCTTTTGTAATTGGGTCTGTTACTTTTAATAACCCTCCATTTTCTTTATCATAATCTTCATTTAAATAAATTAATATTCCTGCTAATCTGTTTGAATCATTACCATCTATATGTTCTTCTATATAACAATCTTCTGTAAACATTGTTAATTCCCACATAAATTCCATTGGATATTCTATATTATAATTTTCTTTTATTATATTTTTAAGAATTTCTGAAATATGATTTCTAGTGTTATCATACTTCATAGAATACCAAATTTGGGATAATTTTGAATTTTTACCACCCAGTAATGTTGGGTTGTATTCTTTTATTAACTCATTTTTTTTATTTTCAAATTCTTCAAATGATTTAAATTCATTTGGTTTAAATTGTAATGGTGTATTTCCAATTCCATCAACAGATGCTCTAATTCTATCTATTTGTGGAAGTTCTGCAGGTAATAAAGATTTTAAATAAGATTTTGTCTTATCATCTAAATTAAATATTTTAAAAGGTTGATTCATATTTTCAATATACGATTTTTTTTTGAAATTAACAAAAATTTATGTAACAATATCTGTTATATCCGGTTATTTTTTCTACTCTATGCCATATGTTGTGTTTTGTAAAATCAAATATAGCAACATTTCCGTATATTGGTTCTATCCACTCTTCATTATTTTTATCTTTACTTAAAACCATTTCACCCCCTTTACCCGTTTCATAGTCCGTAGAAAGATATATCAGTATTGCACACTTTCTATCTCCTGTGTATCCCCCATCACCATCTCTATGATTTATTAAAAAACAACCATCATTATACATTGTTACTTGTGAATTAGCCGCTGTACACTCAACATCATAAAAATATTTAAAAATAGGATTTAATATTTCCGAATGGGGTGTTTTTGAACATTTTGAGTCGTATGGCCAATCAAAATACCATATTTGGTCTAATCCATATGGATTATTTGAATCATTGTTACAACTTTTTATTATTTCTTTTTTTATTTCTTCAAGTTCTTCAAATTTACCATTTGATACGTTTGGCCATTGTGGGTCAATATCATTATTTTTTTTTTTTATTATGGAAGCTTTTAAATTATTAAATTGTTGTGGATTTAAACTTCCTGGAGGAAATAAAACTTTTAAAGAATTATAAATTTTTTCATCAAATTCTTTTAATTTAAATGAAATATATCCAGTTTCAAACAATTGTTTTTTTAAAAAAGGTTCCATTTTGAAATTACATTTTGGGTAAATGATTTATACATTCTAGCAGATATATGTCCAAGTGGGCATCTCCAGTCCTCATATATATCAATCAAATTATCTTCGGTATATTCTTTATTATTTCTTATTATTTGTTCCATAAAAAGTGCATTTCTAAAATTCACATCTCTGTTCGGGTCGTTTATATCAAAATTTTTAATGGCCCATTCAATTACTCCACCATATTTATGATTATTTTCTTCTTCGTAAAACCAAAAACCATCCCAATCTATCATATCATAATAATATTTTAAATATGGATTTGAAAAATATTCCATTTTATCATTCCATGTATTTGGAATATATTTATTTTTTATAATTTCATACATTTGGTTATGTTTACCTCCGGTTGGTTTGAAATCAGGAAAACCTCCACCATTTATACAATTTAAAACATATGTATCTGAAAAATTGTTTGCAATATTAAACATTTTATATTTAATCCCATTTGATTTTAAATACATCTGCAACATAACAATTGTTTCTAAAAACGAAATCAATCTTTCCTCATATGAATGTAGGTGTCCTAAATATAATTGAGCAAAATCTTTAATTGGGTTTTTTACATGTCCCATGCCAAAACCACCAGTTAAAAAATAATAACCATGCTCACCTAAATTTGTTTTTTCTTCTACAAAATCATTTATATGTGAATTTTCGTCACTCCATCTACCTCTATCTTGTGGCAATTTTAACTTTTGATTTTCTTTTTGTTTAGATGGTGATACAAAAAAAGAATTTCTATAAAAAGATGACCATTGAACTATTACCGATATATCGTTTAATGGTATTTCCTGTTTTTTTAGTTTTTCTATTTTATAAATTATACTTCTAGCTATTGTTTTATTATCATTAGTTACACTACCCAAATTTATTACGTTTGTTTCTGGATGTAGTGTTTGAATCCAATGTGGATAGTAGTTAAATTCATTTGAATCACCTCTTTGCTCATCTTCTTTTAAAAAATTATCGGAAGTTACATTTATATTTAAACGGCCAGCTCTTGTAAAAGAACAACCACTACAAATTATATGTTTCATAAAAAATTTGGTTTTAAAATTTCAAAATAAAACTTTCTCCACATTAATGATGATGGGTGTCCGTATGATTTTGTTCTGAAAAATTCTTTAGTTTCTTCTTCAGTTTTATTTTCTAATTCATAATAAACAATATTACTCAATTCAAATCCACTATCATCTTCAATATTATCATTCCATTCATTTATTGTCCACTCCAAACTACCACCGAATTTATGGTGATTGTTTATTTCATAAAACCAAAAATCACTATTAAAATCAATTTGTTCTACTAAATAATTTATATATGGACTATCTATAAACATAGTATCATCCCAAGTATATTCAATGTCTTTTGTTTTTAATAAATCTTCTTTAATTGGCAAATGTGGTTCAGTATTCATTTTATTTTGTTTTGGTGATAGGCCTTTAAATCTATCATAATAATAAGATGATATATTATTATTTAACTGAAAAAATTTATATTTTATTCCTTTGCTTTTACAATAACTTGAAATTAATATTATGTTTTTTAACCAATTTATAATTCGTTCGTGATGAGAAAATTGTAAAGCTAAATAATTCATTGTAATATCATTTAGTTCTGCCGGTTGTTCCGTTTTATTATATCCACCCGTTAAATATTTAAATCCTTTTTCAAATTTAAATCTTTTTTCATCTACAAAATCATTAGTATGTGCATTTACTATTTTGTTTCTATCAACAAATCCATTTGGAATAAAAAAAGAATTTCTAGTCGCACACGACCATTGTATTATAACTTCAATATCATTTGAAGGAATTCCTCTTTTTAACAATTTATTAATTCCATATAGTGTACTCTCAACTATCGTATCATTATCGTTTGTAGGACACCCATAATTATAAACTGAATAAGATTGTTGATTATAGTGTCTAATCCAATCCACCCAAGTCCACATATCTCTACGTTTATGTTGTAATGGTATTTCTATTTCAACAGGAAAATCTATGTTTGGTTTTGTTAAACTTGTAAAAGAACAACCTGATGTGATTAAATGTTTCATTATAATCTACTTTTATATTCTAAAATTGATTTAGTCAATCCTTCTTTTAAACTGGTTTGTGGTAAAATACCATATTGTTTTTGTTTATCAGCACCTAAACATCTAATTGGGTCGCCATTTGTTTTTGTAGAGTCCCATGTAATAACTTTTGTTTTACCTGTGATTTCTTTATAACATTCAACAATGGTTTCAATTGTTTCTTTAATAGTTACTGCTTCTGCACATCCAAAATTAATAATATCACTAACTTCTTTTTTAACTACATCAATTGCAGCTTGTGCAACATCATCACCAAATACAAAGTCTCTACGTGATGAACCATCTCCCCAACAAACCATTTCCTCACCTTCTACATTGAATAATTTCCAAATGTTAGAACTAATAACAGTTGCATCTTGTGCAAAGTTATCATTAATACCATATATGTTTGAAGGTCTAATAACTGTATAGTTTTTCCAACCATACTGAACTCTTAAAGAATCCAATGTTAACTCACCCATTCGTTTTGTCCAACCTGGATGCCAATCTAAACGAGATGGTGTGGATGCCCAATTTTCTTCTTGATTCCATGTATCACCCTCATTCATTACATCTGCTGGCTTATAAACACCAACCGATGAAAGATATACAAACCAATCAACCTTTGCATCAAATGATGCTTTAATCATATTGGTATTGAACATCAACATTGGGAATAAATAATCCGCAGGCTGCGTTGATGAACGAGCCGGTGAACCTTTGACACCTGCTATGTGTAGAACTATATCTATTTTTTCATCTGCAAATAAACTTTCACAATGAGAAAGATATGTTAGGTCTGTTTTTACCAATTCTAATCTATCTTGATATTGTCCTTTTAGAAAATTTAAGTTTTCACTAAATCTAAGGTCTACTGCGTATACTTTTGCAGCACCTTCTTCTAAACATTTTCTAACTGCGGGGAAACCCACTAAACCGTTTGCTCCGGTTATAATAACTTTTTTTCCTGTAAATTCCATTTTATTTTTTTTAATTTTTCTATACTATTTTCGTAAACATCATATTTTGTAAATGATAATAAATGATTTCTATTATATATACAAACATCTTTACATTTTAAAAATAATTCATTTATTTCATCAATATTTAATTCAGAAAGCTTTTTTATTTCATTACATACCATTTCAAATCGTTTCTTTGAATTGGTTTCGTTATCATAACTTTCATCTATAATATCTCCAAATGTTTTAAATCCTAATTTTTGTAATTCTTTTAATTGTCCATTTGATGCAAACATTATAAATGGTTGCAAATTTATTATTGGATGAAATGTTTTTTCTGATAGGAAAACTGTATTGTTTTTAAATGTAGTTTCCGTTATGATATTAAATACACTATTTTCGTAAATGGGTTTATAATATATGTGTGACGTTCCAAAATTACTAAATTGAACATTATTCATTAATTTTTGTGTATCTATTTCCAATGGTATTTTTTTATGAAATGCATCTCCATATATTGAATATTCATTTGCAGTATTTTCATCAAATACTTCAATTAATTCATCATTTTTTTTAGGTTTATCACAAACTAAAAAAGTAAAATTTCCTTTTTCCCACATATTATGTTTTTCTAAAAATAATCCTAATCCGTATCTATGTGGTCTATCGACATGTCTATTTAATGAAATAAAATGTTTTGTTTTTTTATTATCAAAAACATCTTGATTTACAATTTCACAAACATAATCAAATTGATTTGGTTTAAATATTTTATTTTGTAAAAAATATTTTAAAAAATTTGCAGAAGTAGAAAGGAAAAAGTGGTCTGATATATAGTGTAATTTTGATGTGTTAATAATATTATTTCCACTTGTAAATACTGCAAAATTGGATGGGTTAAAATTATTTTCTTTACATAATTTTTCCATAATATTATTAAAAATTTCATCATATTGTGGTTCACTAAACCAATTAAATAAAACAATTATTTCTTTATTTTTTAATTTATTATAAACATTTTCAGACATATTTTCTACAAACTTATTACCATAAAAAACTGGTGGAGTAAATGCTTCACACAAATATATTAAATTTTTTTCGTTTATATCGGTTGTTGCCAATTCATTAGGAATTATATATGAAATAAAAAATGTATGATTGGTTTTTTTAGTTTTTCCATCCATAACAAATTGATTCCAATTATATTTTTCTGAACACAATAAATTATATTCATCTAATTCATTTTTGGATAAATTATTTGGTATAATTCTGCCAAACTTATCTATATTTTCAAAATAAAATTTAAAAGGCAATCCACTTTCCAGTTCCATAGTGTGGGAATTTTGATTTGTATGTATAATAAATTACATCCGATGGTACTTCTCGTTTTTTATTCCAAGTAGCTTCTGTTGGTGTATATGTTGATACCGCATTATCTTCAACTATAAATATAATTGGTAAGTCAAAGTTTCTTGCATACTTATGAACTTCATAAAATATACCACTTTCAAATGACATATCACCTATAAATACAAATACTTTTTCATCACTACCTTTTTGTTTGATTCCCATCGCAACACCCAATGCAATTGATAACGTACCACCCACAATTGCTGATGCGTAAAATTTATCGTCTATGTCACACAATGTGATAGATTTACCCTGTAAGATAAGTTCTTCGGCATAATCGGCTGAATTACCTTTTAATAACCAATGATAGTGTGAACGCCATGTACTGAATACCCAATCGGTTTCTTTAACTCTTTTGAATATTTCAATCAATTGTTCTTCGTTTCCATTTGATAAGTGAATTGGGCCTCTGATTTTTGCATTGCTCCAATGTTCAACAATTCTTTCTTCAAAACGAATGAGTTTTTCCGGTGTCCATCCAATTTCCGTTTCGTTTCTTACTATTGGATATTGTTCTAAATTTTTTATCATATTAATTCATTAAAATTTGTTTGGATTGTTATTTTATTTTTATAATTTTTTATTTTCTTTATTTCTTCTAAAAATTCGTTATAGTTTTGATGGGAATCTTTCCAGACTGCATATTCATCAAATTCTTGAGGTGGCATTACATACCAATCATCTACTTTTGAAAAATATATCACAGATGACCATTCTCCAAATTTTTTTATTCTTTCTTTATTTAATTCATAAATTAATTCTATAAATGGAATAATTTCTTTGTAATTTTTATTCTGTACTACAAATGAAAATCTTAAACATGTTATAGAATCCAATGATATTATAAATTTTAAATTATTCATCAATTTATCCCAATCACCATTCAACCTTGTAACATTTTCATAAGTATATTTGGTGGCTGCATCTATACTTATTTCACAATATTTTATATAATCTCTACTATTTTTTATTTCATCCCACATTTTTTCATCAAAAAGATTTCCGTTTGTAGAAAGATGTAATATATTTAAATTTTTAAATTTTTCTTTATCAAAATTTTTTAAAAATCTTCTAAATGATTTTGATGCGAATGGGTCACCACTACCTGTAATAAATATTTTTTTAACATTTTCTGAAAAATTTTGTTCTATATAATCTAATATATCATTTATTCTTTCTACTTCATCTTGATTTGCCATATATTGTGAGCTTCTGCAAGATGGACACTTTAAATTACAACTTCTGTCAAATGTAAAATTTAATTCACCAGGAGTTTTTGAAATAACTGGTGTATTTTCTACTACATAATTTTTTATATCCCAATGGTTTATTTCATATGGAAATTTTTCCTTTTCAACAAAATTAGAAAATGGAGGAGGTGGGCCTTCGGTATTTATTAGTTCATTTAGTGACGGGCAAAATGTTTTTGAACAATATTCATATTCACCATCTAAAATTGATTGTCGTATTTTTTGTGCAAGTTCGTCATTCCATACTTCTTTTATTTCTCTATCATTATGAAATATTGGGTGTGGCAACCAAGAAGGACAACATAAATAACTTCTTTCTTGATGTATTTCCATATGCATGAATGGAATTGTGCAAATGTATTTTTTTAATTTATCCTCTGATTTTTTCATAAATTGTATTTGCAACCAATCTATGTGCATCGATTGTCATATGTAAATCATCTGTTTTTAAATTTGGGTCATCTTTCAATCTTAATTTATTTTTTTCTACATATGCACCCAAATTATCTCCGTCAAATTTAATAAAATTTTTTGATTCTGTAAATTGTTCAGGACGTCCTTCATATGATAACCATACGGAATCTATGTTTTTTTCTGTTAACCAAGCAGTATATGTTTCTATATTTCTTAAAGTTTTTTTATATTCTGCATCTTCGTTATAGATATATTTTAGATGTCTTTCAAAATAATCATACAATTCTTTCATTTGAGGTTCGCAATTAAATGGATGGTCTTCCCATCGTAATGCACTTACTTTTACAAATTTTTCAATTGGTTCATAATATACATAGATTCTATTAAATAAACTGATTTGACCTACTAATAATATTTTTTTGTCTGAAACATTATTATTAAAATATTTGTATATGTTTTCAAATATTAAATCATTTGGACATCTTGATTCTGCAAAATTAATGTATTCACAATTATATAATTCTGCAAGATATGCTATAAAATTATTTTTATATCTAAACTCTTCAGTTTCATTAAGACTAATAGGAGTTTTCAATCCATGCATTCTCATATGAATTGTTTGATTATCTAATCCACCTCCTTCCATAAAAGAACATCCAAATCCTATAATTAAATCATATTTTTTCATTATCTATCTCTTTTTTGTAATATTGGATTTGTCGTTGGCCATTCCATTTGATATTCAGGGTCATTCCATTTAACAACACCTTGTTCATTTGCATCAACATATCCATCTTTATAAAATAAGTTGTAATGGAAAATACAATCAGTTAAGGCATAGTGTCCGTTTGCAAAACCTGGCGGAACTAATACTTGGTTTCTATCTTTTTCAGTTATCATAAACGATTCCCATTCACCAAAGGTAGGACTATCTTTTCTCATATCTAAAACAATTAGGTAAATATCACCAACTGCTGCTTGTACTAATTTCCAAGTCTTATTATCGTAATGCAATCCTCTTAATACTCCCTTATATGATTTTGAGAATCTACCATGTATTTCGTTTCCTTCACCTATTTTTGTCATAACAGGGTGTTCACCTGAATGAAACGTTGTAAATATTTCACCTCTATATTCTCTATAAATTGATGGAGTATATGTTGGTACTTCATAACCGAATTTTTTTGATGGAGTAATTTTAAACTCATCCCATTTGTTACTCATATTATGTTTGATTTGCGTATCCTAAAGGGAAACCATTTCTAAATTCAAAACCCATCTTTGGAACAATCATTTGATATGCCATTATGAGTTCTTTAATACCTCTATCCAAATCCCATTGTGGGCCCCAGCCTGTTGCTTCTAACTTATCGTTTGATACAATGTAGTTCCTCTTGTCGGGGTCTTCGTAATAGTCATCGTAGACCACTGCAAAGTCCTTTACATGAGATTGTATTTTTTCCAATAACTCTTGTTTTGAAAGATTTGCATTACTCAATCCCATATTAAAAACTTCACCTTTATATTTGTCATAATGTTGAATCATAAAACAAAAAGTAAATGCGACATCCTGTATATGGATAAAGTTTCTTTTAAATTGTTTTTCGAATACAACAATATATTTGTCGGTTATTGCTTTATAAACAAAATCATTTACTAATAAGTCCGTTCTCATTCTTGGTGATACTCCAAACACAGTTGCTAATCTAAAAATAATTGCGTCGGTACAATTTCTTAAAAAGTTTTCAGCATCACATTTGGTCTGGCCATAAACTGATATTGGAGTAAGTGGAGATTCTTCCGTACATTCTAATTGACCGGTACTTAAACCATATCCACTATTTGTGTTTGGATATAAAATCTTTTTACCCTTTCCATTTGTAAATTTAACAATATTAACTATTTGTTGAAAGTTAATTTCTTTTGCTAATTTAGGGTCTTGTGCACATGCAGGAAATCCTACAAT